TAATTTTTTGAACAGTAACATTACCTCCAAATTTTCCTAAAACTTTTGAAGATATTTTTCTAAAACCTTTAGAAATTCTTGACATTATAATCTATATGCAATAACAGAACCGCTTGAAAGTTCAAAAGCTGTTATTACTCCACAAATTTCACAACTAGCGTCTAATTTAATTGTGGTACTTGCACCATCAATGTTTTGAGCAGTTATAGATGCAAAAACTGTATCTTCATTTGCCTGGATTTTTCCAAAACGTCCTGTATGTGAATTTGTATCTTTGACAATTTTGGCTGATGGAAATTCGTACATAATTAGCTCCTCCTTACGGCTATAGTTGCAGGCCCACTTATACGTATGCCTGTTAGGTATTGTTCTATTATAGGCGGTATTCTGTTTGAACCAACAGCACCATAAAATCTTGGTTTTACATTTAAATCACCAATTGATACTTCATTAAAATCTTCAAAACCACTTAAATCAAGTCCGTCTTTATTATTATTTAAATAAACTGCTAAATGAATTTGAGCATGTTTAACTCTATCTGGAATTTCATTATCAGCATAAAAAGCAGGCTGTAAATTACTCGGATAAAGAGCATTATAAGTACTCGTATATGTATAAGGTTTTTTAACACCAGATCGCGGCCATTCAAGTGCTTGTGCTTCATTAGTTCTAGCACCTAAAAATCTTTCTCTATCAATTCTTTGAGCAGCACTAAAAAGCGCACGGTTTTTTTGATCTGTAGTACTTGTACCCCATGCAACTATATCATCATTTTCAACTAGTCCATCAATAAATTCTTGTGCTTGAGCAAGAGTTAAATAACTATTTGCTGTTGCGCTTCCTGGTGTTTCGACTATTGTTATTGCCATTAGATTTTTTTTGTTTAGGCTTTGTTTCTAATTTTTTTAAAGATTGAGAAGCTACCTTTAAAGCAGCTTCCCTTTCTTTAGCTAATCTAAAAGTAGCTATGCCCATTATTTTCTGAAAGCACTTACAGCTGTACTACTTGTAACTCTAAAAATAAAAGTTCCTGAAGTATCAGCAGCAATGTCCGGTTCGCCAACAATAGTAACATTTGTACCGGCAGTAAGTGTAAACTTATGAGTTGATGCTGCTTTATTAACAACAGTTAATTCAAAAGTTTGACCTACTTTATTTTGTACTCCTAAAGCAGTTAATATTTCAGCTGCAGTAGGTGTAGTAATAGTTCTATTACCAGTTGGTGTACCATCAACAATACCTTCAATAAGTTCAGCAGTTGTTAATGTATGAGCTCCATTTTCAGTCTTTATAACTTTTGTTTTAGTTAATTGACCAAAAGGAGGATTTTGTAATTCGAAAATACTAGCCATTGTTAATCAAGTGGTGAAGTTACTGTTGCCCTTACAATACCAATATTTTTGGTTTCATAAACTTTAGCCCAGTTAGATGCTACTTCTAATTGAGTACGGGTTGGGTTTGTAGTAGTTACAGCCCATTTAATACCAATAGGATGGTAAATATAAGCATGCTTAAATGAAACTACATCTTCAAAAGCAAGTACATCTTCATCAACTTTTGTTATTAAAGCAGATTGCTCTCCAGTTGCTACGCTTCCCTGAGAGAAAAAATACACAGCATATTCCGTTGAAGCACCTGAACCAGATTTTGGAATATCATCTGAAACAATAATATTCATACCCATAAATTGAGGAACTGAAACATCGCCAAATGCACCGGCAGAAGAACCACCAAAAGCATTAATAGTACTTGCTCCAGTAGCAGCAGTACTTAATCTTGCTTCAGTATTTGTTACATAATCAAGAGCCTTACGTTCTTTTAATGCATAAAATACTTTTGAATGCATTGCAATTGTGGTTAGTTTATCTCCTTGATCTCCTAAAAGAGATTGAGCTTTTGCAACAGTACCAGCACCTAATGCGGTAGGTGTATCACCAGATTCAGAATCAATAGTTAAATCAAATAAAGCAGAAGAACTTGAATTAGCTGTCAAAGAACCAAATGCACCCTGTAAACAACTATACAAATCTTTTTGTTTTTCATTGTTTATATATGCACCTAATTTTTGTCTTATAGCAGCTATAGGATCAGGTGAATTAGAACCAATTTTTTGACCAGCTAATTGTCTTGCAGAAAAAGCATCGCCTGAAGTTAAAACAACTCCAATTTGGCTATTCTGTTCAATTTTATTCGGTGTTAAAGATGAACTATCATCTAATCTTGAATAGTTTCCTTGTAAGTTCGCTTTATAAAAAGGTATGTTGACGAAATTTCCGCCATTTGTTGAACTTAAATTTAATTGTGGTAAAGGTGCTAATACGCCACTTTGAAGAAAGCTATCTCTTAAAGTAGTTTCTTCAATGATGCTATCCGCAAAAACCTCAGGCACAATAATATCGGCTAAAGTAGTTGCCATTTTAAATAATTAAAAAATTTACTAATTTGAGCACAGCTCTCTAAATTTCAGCACAGCCTCAATTTAGCTTTAGAAAATCAGCACAGCCAATTTTTGTATTAACCAAACTATAACTTATTTATTGTTATTTGTAATCTTTAGCAGATTTTTTAGCTGCTAACCAAGCTTCTCTTCCATATTTTTGATGAATTTCATGTGCAGCAGTATCTTCACCTCTAGCTAATCTTTTAAGTAAATTAGCATCAATACCTGCAATTGATCCAGAACTTTCAGTTTTTCCAATAGGTGCTCCACTTCCAATTGGTTGTTGATTTTTTAAAGCCCAAGTTTGAACTTTCTCTTTAACAGCTTCTTGAATGGGTTTTGTAGTAAATCCGTCATCAGAAAGATATAATACAGAACCATCTTTTTGAACCTGTATTTTTTCTCTATCTAATTTTGCCATTGCATAATCAGGGTCATGTACTATTTCAGATAATGCACTTACAGCCGGTGTAACTAATTTTAATTCTTTTAATTCATTTTTTAAAGATAATATTTCTTCATCTTTTTTTTCAATAGCTTCTTTAAATTGAATTTCTCTTTTATTAAGTGCTTCAGAATATTGTCCTTTTTCTTCTAATCTTTCTTGTTCAACTTTTTGTTTAAATTCAATTAATGCTTGAACATCTGTACCTTCAGGTAAAGTTGATAGATTTTTTTGAATAGATGCATATTGTTGTTTTTCTTCAATTACTTCTCTATTTTTTTGTTTTAAAAGTTCAATTTCTTTTTTTAAAGAATTTATTTCAGCTGAATTATCAACAGCTGTTGCGGGATTTTCTTCAGACATAAATTTTTATAAAAGTATTTCTAATATACCTTGTTTTTAAAAAATTAGCATTTCCAACGCTTTAAAGCTTTATTAATTCTACTATTAGGGTCATTAGCTTTTTTAGTTCCAGTTAATTTTTTCTTCATTCCTTCCATACGTTTACAAAAAGATTTTCTTCTTTTAGCTGCTTTACTTCCAGGCTTAACTTTACCTGTAACTGGTGCTTTCAAATTTCCACCGGTAATTTTATTATATTTAGCTCTTCCTTTAGCAGTAAGACCACCTTTTTTTGATTTATCTTCTTTTTTAAATTTAACTACTTTTCTTTTTGTTGTCATTTTCCTTTTTTCCTCATAGCTATTGAATGTGCTTGCATAAATGTTTTACCGTTTAACATTTCCTCTTCCATTATTTTCATGTGTTTTCTAGTATGAGTGCCCTTCTTTTTATGATTTGCTAAAGCAGTTTTTTGTCTCGTGGTTAATGCTTTTTTTTTCATTTCTTTTTAGTAGTTGTTTTGCGTTTACGTCTCATTTGAAACGTAATCTTTTTTTTACTAGTTTTTGCTTTAGTAAATCTTTTTTTTTCAGATGGTGATAACTCTGAAAGTAATTTTGGAGTTTTACTTGAAACTCTTTTTGTAGGTCTGCATGCTGGATAACCTCTTCTTTTTTTTTCAGATTTTTTTCTGCCACAAGGTTTTCCAGTTTTTACATCAACCCATTTTTCTTTAAACCAATCGGTTAAACCTCCTTTTGCTCTAGCTTTTTTTTCTGCCACGCTTAGTACCTTTTTTTGATTTAGCTTTAGGTTTATTAACAACAGTATAACCGCCACCGGCCCGTTGATATTCTTGAACTAATTGAGCACTAGCATAAGCACTAGGCCAACGTTTTACTCGAGCTTTTAC